TGGCGGTGGTATTGGCTCCATATCAATCGGGAACCACGGAACCCACCGCATATTTGGAGGCCATTTTCTCGGGTCGTAAACCCAGGCATCAATCAGTGTTATTGCGATGTCTGCGTTATAGGTCCGATAGTGAAACGGGAGAATATCGCCGCCGTAAGGCTCATTACCTTTTGGGTAAATCTGTACACCCTCAATCGTGATTATCCCGCCCTCTAGTCCATAGAAAGCCGATATTGCTACTTCATGCCCTAATTCAATTATTCTTTTGGTAAAGAGCTGTGTTTGGTTTCCGTATCCGGTACGCGCCCAAGGTGCGTTGCTGTGCCATAAAATACGCATTTATCCCGTCCCTTCCCAGGATTGAGTGCGGGCAGTAGCGGAAAGGGCGCTACCACCCGCAAACTCACAAGTTAAGCTATTTCCCCATAATGTAGGAAATTGCGATGAATGTTCCCGCTGGCACAGTTCCGCTGGTCTGGTCAAAGCCGAGCCAGTATCCTTGTGCAACGTAAGCGCCCGAAAGAGTTGCCTCAAACGCAACGCCCGCAGCAGTAACAACAGTTCCAGCAAAAGCGCCAACTGTGCCATTGATAGCGGGAGTTCCCGCGTCTGACATGGTGACGATTTTCCCGCCGATTGCAGTACCCGCAGCCGGGCCAACCAAGTTAGCCTCAAGCACGGTAATTCCACCGCCGGAAGGCGGCAGTTTCAGCAATGGCACTTCGGTTGCTCCATTGAAGCCGCCGAGTGGCAATACAGCTAAATGAACGTCATAAGTCTCAGCCATTTCTCACCTCACCTAAACCTGGTTATCGAATAGCCCCTGAACGCCCCACTTCGGACGCCAGATGCCATGAGCATAAACGGCTGACAAGTTCAGCTCTGTTGCGCGCCGAGAAGCGTCACGTTCCGGCTCAAGCCGGGGAGCGCGCCGCTGGTCATACGCCAGAGCCAAACGATGGAACATACCCGCATAAGCATCAGTACCGGAAACGGCAAGGTTTGCGCTTACGTAGATATTGACGGGACCAATGCGCCCAACAAAGTAATTTTGAGCGACTGCCGCCCGCAAGTATTCAGGGGCGTTAGTCTCGGCAGTTGAGGCGATGCTGGCAGCCTGTGCCAGGATGCCCCACTGGAAGGGTGAGCAAACAAAGGAAATGTCATTCAGGGGAACTTTGCCGTTTCGCAAATATGCGAGCATGTCAAAGAAGTAAGCCCAGGAAATAACAGTACCGGAAGCGCCCACAGTGCCGCCCGTAAAGCTCGAAAAGTTAGAAAACACGTTAGTGTCGATTGCTTCGGCCATGCCAGCCCCAAGCTCCAATGCCGCATCCTGACGAACACCAAACGGGTCGCTCTCAAGTCGCTGGTCAGTCATAACGAATTGAGCGCCGTACTCCGCAGGCGTCAGGGTTGCGATTGTTGCTGGGGTGAAGGCTTGACCCGCTAAGTCGTCAGATTCACCAATCTGGTTGATGGTTACTGTTCCATATTCCTGCAATGCACGTGGAGCCATCCCCATTCTGTCACCGTAAACGGTAACGAGTGAGGTTGCTAGATTGGTATCACGGGCAACGAGTAACGCATCTTGCCAAATGGTGTTGACGAAAGAGCTAATGTCGCTATAAGTATTCATAGCCATTTCACACCTCTAAGTTATTTGTCTTTGTCCACCCAATAGACACCGCCGCCCTGCTCTTTGATAGCTTCTGGATCAAAGACCCCGGCACCGCTGCCCCAACCGTAGACCCGCGCCCGCTGTTGTGCCTCGGATTCGCCCTGTTTTGCGCTTCCGGGTTGGGTGGGTGATATTTTCGGCGCGGTTGGTTTTGGCAACACTTTCGCAAGCGCCTCTGCATCTGCCCGCAGTTCTTCGAGCGTCTCGCCCTTCAAACGCGGTGCAAAATCATCGGGCAATCCTGCTTCCTTTGCCGCCTGGTATTGGAGCTGTTGCAATTGCAATCGCTTGAGTTCCGCTTCACGTTCCGCAAGTTGAGCCTGTAATTTCTCCGTCTCGGACATTTGGGCTTCCTTGCGCTTGCGCTCCGCTTCCTCGAATTGCTCCAATTTCTTTTGTGCTGCTTCCAACTTTTTCAGCGCCTCCCTCTCGGATTCACGCTGTTTCTGGATGGTTGCCATTGCACGCTCTTTGTCAAAGTCATCCGCTGGTATCTCACCTGCTGGCTGCTCGACTTCGGGCGTCTCGCCCTCGGTTACTTCAATTTCGTCTGGCATCTCGCCTTATTCCTTTCGGGGCAAACAAAAACGCCGCTTCCTGGGGCGTTCATTACTGACTGACCCAAAAAGCGGCGTTCCTATGGACTGCCCTTATAAAATTGTTTACATCTTGTCAATAAACGTGCACCGCACGCTTGTAACCATTCTAGCAATAATTGTTGCTACTGTCAACTTTGCAGTTTTCTTAACTCGCTTGTCCGCGGAGAAATCCCCAACTTACGCTCTAATGCATCAATAATAAGCAATAGTCCCTGCCTAATGAGCATCCAAAATTCCCTGTCATCAGTCATCGCGCCGTTCCAAACTCAGCCCCATTGCGTAGAAGATTACCGCATAAGAACCGCACAGCACAATCGTTCCCTCAAGCGGCTTGCCCATGTAGCCCATGAACATACCAATGAGCGTAAACGCTATAAATGCTATTGCGTGAATTGCTGTACTGGCTAAATAATCTTTCATCTTGACCACGAGTACAGCAATTCTGTTTTCTCTAACATGCGCCGCCATGTCCACTTCACCGGCGCATCACCGTCAGGCTGTAAATATGCGCCGTGCGGAGTTACAAAGATAATGCCCCAATGCGTCTCAATCACCATTTTGACGATTCTTTATACGAGCATATTCTTTATATAATTTGTCGTGGCTTTTGAATGTTTTATATATAATCCATTCATCGCCTTTTTTTTGATAAATAATAAGTCCATTTATTCTAAATTTCGAATTGTATATAGTGTCGCTCTCTTCTGATATAAATCTGTTTTGCGCCATTATATTTCCTCTAGTTGGATTATCCATCTTTCCTCTTGCCCAAAAAGGGTTGAAAATGTGCCCCTGAAAACATCTATAATTCTAAACGTTGACCCTGGCATAAATACTGCCTCTGACTCATCTTTGTCTGTTTTGTAATATTTAGAGCCAGAGTTTATATATCTTGCCGTTTTTGATTTAATTTCAAAAACAGTGTTTCCAAACTGGGATGCCATTTCAGCATCCAAAGACGCAGAAGAGAACACATCCCATGTTAGCGTTTGACCTATTCTTCCCCTCATTCTCTCTAAATATTCTTGAACTGTATCATATCCAGATTTTGGATTTATACCCCGCCACAATATTTCCCCATTTACAATCGGGGCCTTTTCTGCCGCGGACAAAAAAGATAGCTCCCTTTCGCCCAGTTCTCCCCACTTAATGTTATCGTTCATTCTCCCATATAGCGGACCCGTATAATCTTGCACGGCTTTTAATTCTTTTTCATCTAGATTGTTAATCCATTTGTCCGACATTTCATTATATTTTGGTATTGAGTTTGAAGGCCATCTCACCTCATCCCTTGGCAATAACTCTCTATATACAAACGGTTCATCAATATCTGCATTTGTAGTCGCTCCCTTCCCTATCAAATCCTTCAGCGGCGGTACAGTCCGCATCTCACCATATACCGCGTCTTGCCGACCTGTTGACAAGTCGCCTATACCAAACTCGCCAGCCTGCCACGCCTCATACTTACCTTTGCCCATCATCTTGATTTGGCGTTCCTGGCTCTGCTTATTGAACCACTCCTCCCCTGCCCCGTCCTTGATGATTGGTCCAAACGGCTCAACCACTGGAACCATAGCGCATCGCCCGTTGTAATGGTCATTCAATCGCTCTGTCACCGGATGGATTGACCCGTGCATGGCAACACAACTCATGCAAGTTCTATCGTCTAGCTTTGCGCTCCATATCCATTTCTCAACGCCGTTGGTAATATACGTCGCCCTGGTCGCTTCACGGTAGGAATATAACTGGACTGTGCGGGTCATTCTCAGCGAATCTGTCAACCCCTGGCCATAAGCAGAACGCAGTATTCCCGCCGTCTTGCGGGGATTGTAGCCCAACGCTACCGCTTCCTGAAGCGTTTCTAGCACCAAATCGGTAGTAATTGGCGCTAATTGGCGTACTCTGTTTAACAGGGGCGATTGTGGAGCGAGGAAACCCGTCAATGTCTGGATTGCCTCAGTCGGTAGCGTGTTGAATGTCGCTCTCGTGCCTGGGGTGAGTGCGCTGAGTACACCCCGTGCATGAGCATTGCCTAACTCAATACCGACTCGCTCGGCATTGAACAATTCCGCTTCTGTCAATGCCCCAAAGCGTTGCAACTCCTCGGCGGTCTGTTTAGCAAGGTCTTTATACCTCTGCATCCTGACCAACTGCCCACGAGTAACGCCGCCTTTCGCATCAATCTCCAATAGCAGCGCGTCTATCTTATCGGCTAATCTGCCGTAGATAATACGGTAATTGTCAATCAAGCGCCGCAATGCAAATTCATCTTGCTTGAGCAGCGCCTCACGAAATCGCTCCAATACATCGAATACGTTCTGCGGTTGTGTCATTCTACCTTTCGAGTACGCCGCTTATATACAATCTTGTTGATTTTCTTACCGAACTCGTCACCGATACGGTTGCCCTGTAAGAATATCAATATCAACACAACAAGGATTAATGCAAGTAATATTTCAACCATCATTTGTATGCTCGTACCAATCGAGCCTCCAATTTATCCGATTGCTGGCAGCCTCCGAAGTTATTCGGATAACATATAGGGTATTTTGCCGTAAGATAAATTCATCCTCTGATCTGATTAAACCGCCAGAGTTTTGACCTACACCCATAAGCGACGGGTACAAAACCGAACCTGGGCTGCTGACTGTGGGACCCGTTGAAATAATAACTGCAGCCGTATTCTCGCTATTTCTATTCCTGTTTACCGCCAGAGCAGTAGACCCATTATCGCTTACCGTAGCACCCTCATAAAATAACACGTTAGCAGCTCCGCTAGAATTTACCAAACCCTCTAGGTGTGCCCATTTGGTTGTATCTGGGGTAGTTACAAGTACATCAAGGACACCGCCGAGGCCGAGCGTAACAGTCCCTCCGCTCATGTAGTGGTCGCCCTCGTGGATCTCATGGTGCGGGAAGTCAACCGTAATCAAGCCGCCAGATACCGCGTCAATACTGTTTTGCATATTGACGCGTAATGCGTTGGCTTGCTCCAGGTCATCAACGACCCTTAATTTCTGTCCACCAAGTTCTAATCTCGCCATTATTGACCCTGTGTAAACGCCGTGAGTAACATTTCACCGATATTGCTAGATTGCGTCTGCTCTTCTGCCATGCGCTCGGCTTCCGTTTCCGGGTCAATATCAAGATTGACCTGGGCGGTCTGCTTGCTTATCAATCCCGCTTCCAACTTCGCCCGCTCAATGTTCACAGCGTCAAGTTCATTGACTGGCAATGGATCACCCCAAACGATTGACGGTGTTTCGCCTGCCATACCGTTTAATTCAAGCAAACTACGCACAAGCCGCTCGATTGCCTCACCATACAGCGCCCGCTTGACTTCCAACTTATTCAACGAATCATAGAACAAGAGTTTTAACCCAAAGTTGGTTACTGCGTTCACATCCACGTTTGTTAAGTCGGTGGTCTGGGTAATATCGTACATGGTGCGCTGTAATGTCTTCATGTACTCTTGCGAGCTGGCTAAATCGCCCAACTGCTCAAGCTGGCGCACATCTGCCTCGTTGCCTGAGATTTTCAGTATCTTATCTGGCGAACCATCAACAGAATCAATGTTTGTGACGTTCACCATGTAGCGCATTGGATGGGCATAATAACGAATAATCTTGCTGACGTTGGCGCTCACAAAGTTGAGCCTGTCTTGCAGCTCGATTACATCGTCCGTAATATCTGGCACACCATACGGGCTAATCGGATTGGGTAAGTTTTGGAAATGGACAATCGGCGGGAATGAATAAGGCCATACCTCCCGCCCCACTTCCTGCCAGCGCCCATTGGTTGATGCGTTGGCGACATAATCAACCACATCCCAAACAACGTCAGCGCCCTCATCGTTGCGGGTTATCTCTTGCTTGTATGCCTCTTCCTCATCGTTGAAGTTGGTGCGGATATACTGTATCTTGTACATCATAATATCTTCAACGTCATCAGGGTGAGACTCCATCGTTACCCAGGCAGGGTCAACCGCAACCAGGCGCGGTAATGTGACTTCCTGCCCGTCCATAACGTCAAAGCGCGCATTTGGGATTATCTTGATGTAGCCCGTTCCCTGTTCACTTGCCAGCAAAGCCACCCGCTGAAAGAATATATCCTTGTTATTCGCCCTGAATACCAGCTCGATATATCTATCTTCCGGCGTTTCCTCGTCTCCGGGCAAGTCCACAAGAAAACCAGCGCCCATCAGCATTGACACCGAGCGGTCAATAATCAGCCCGGCAAGATTCATCACAATGTTATCGTCAGACTGCCCCGGCCTGACTTTCAACTGCCGCCGCTGTACTCCCTGACGGTAATCTCTCAGCCTGTCCGCTTCCTCAAGCCGCCTCATGTAATCCTGGTCAACCAACGGCGACCAGAACCATGATCTAAAATCGTTCATCCTATCGCTAATCCAGCTCATCTTATCACCTATAAATTACCAATCCGCAAACGGGTCATCTATCAACTCGGCGCGCTTACTGATGCCGCTCCACGCTATCGCCAGCGCCATTACAGTATCATCGTGCAATCCTTCCGGCGCTCCATAACTCCACGATGTGCCTGCTTTGTTCCTCTCGCCCTCGTATGCCTGCAATTCGCCAATCAATATCGGGTCATTGAGTATCTTGATTTCACTGTGTTCAAACGCGCTTGATAAGTCTCTGATAATGGCGTGCTTTGTTGCATTGCTGGTTGTAAATCCTTGTACCGCCATGCCCCTATAAATGAGATTATCCAAAACAGGCTGCCCGATACTGTTACTCTCAATAATCATCAAATCAAGTTTGAAGCGTTTGTATAATGCCTGCAATCTGTCCTCTAACACGTTATAGTCAACCCTGTTAAAGCGGTCCAGATATACAAGCTCTTTGCTCTCAACGTCCATAACGCAAACCGCTGTGAAGTCTACTTTGCTTGCAACATCTACCCCGGCGATGTACTGCCGCCCATCCTCAGCGGCATTGTGTTCTCGTGCGGTGGCTGCATCCATTACCCGCCTGAACACGCCGCCCGCATCGTCTATAAACTCGGCTAAGTATTCCTGGCTGAATATGCGCTCGGGTAACATCTTGCGCGCCGCCTCAATCTCTGCAAGGTCAATATACGGATTAGATGACGTTGGAAAGCACCAGCTCATAATCTCGTTGTCGTGCTTGTCCTGCCCCTGGATAAACATGCGCCAAAACCAGTTACGCCCTTTGGGAGTGCTGATAAATAAAGCGGAGCCTAAGCGGTCTGATAGCGCAGGTCTGATTGCTTCTGTCCAGGCTGCTTCTTGCATAAACGCACATTCATCCATCACAACAAAATCAAGCCCTTCACCTCGCAGGCTTTGCGGGTCATCTGCTGACCTGACCGTTACTTCGCCGCCGCCGGGCAATATAATCTGCCTGTCAACCTTGCGAACCTCTGCGCCAATCTTTGCACCCATGCGCCGCAATGGTCGCCAGCCGACCTCGCTTAATTTGTATGACGGCGCAATCCACCACGCCCGCCCGCCATCAGCGGCAATGGTCAAGCACTCATTTACACCTAATCGAGTTTTACCCCAACGCCTACCAGCCGCAAGCACCTTGAATCGTGCCTCGTGCTTATGTACTTCCGCTTGCCCTTTGTGCGGTCTGGCATTAATCGTTATCGTGCTCATCCCAGTTAATATCCACGTTCCCGCTTATGTCTAACGGTTGATTAGCTTTGCCCAATTCCCACTCGATGATTTCTGTCGCCGCCTTCTGCCGTACTAATTCATTGTCGCTATCAAGTCCGGCAATCTTTACCGCTATTGCTTTCATCAAAGCATGGCGGCGTAATGCTTGCGCCGCTTCCAGTCGCTCTTGCGCCATGAGCTGTACTGCCTCATCAATTTCGCCATTCCAACCATAAACCGTATTGGGTTGTATGCCGATAGATTGCGCAGCATCTTTCTTTGTTGGGTAATCTTGAAGCGCGACAACAAAGCGAATTTGGTCTTTGCTCAACTTCGCCAATATCTCATCTAATCGCTCAGATATGGATTTTTCGCCGTTTTTCTGTGTCTCGCTCATCTTGTATTTGTATTACTGCCTTGACCAACATCTTCCGCCAATCAAGCATTACCTTTGCCTGCTCTGTGCATCCTTCCGGTAAATCAAGAGTTATCCTTACCCCTCCGTCTGCCAGTGTTTGTATTTTGCTTATTTCGCCCTCGATTTCTACCGCTTTTATTAGCTTTTCGGGCATACCTTCTTCGCCGCCACCTTTCAACAATTCTGAAAACTACGGGCTTCTGTCCCATAGTCCCAAGTCAACATCTGCAAGAGTTAGTATCCTGGCGCTCGTTACCACCGCGTCGGTAATATCTTTGAAATCCACCGCATGACACATTGCCACGGCTTCGGGCGCGGTGAGTATGTGATATTCGTCGCGATTGACGCAGAGGACAACGAGCGGAGCAAACACGAATAAATCCACATCATTCACCCGTCACAATAAACGCGGAAATAAACTTCAAACGTATTCCCGCCGCTGTCAAACTTGACCTCAACACGATAATACGTGCCGACTGTAAGCGCCTGCAAAAGCGGCAGCGTTATCACATCTCCGTTTGCAGTTGCAGAACCTGACGGATATACGGTGCTGGTCACATCCGCTTCGCTGTCATCGTTATATGCCTTGAATGTTACGCTCGATGGGGATGAGCCCCATGGCGTTGTCGTGATTGTGTAAGCAATCTTTTCGTCAGCGCCTTGATACAATAATCCTTCTTTGACTTCTCTGCTTACTACCATCTATCTATCCTCAACGGTCAAAGTTAAATCCCTATCGTATAGGGTCAACGTAATATCTCTATCATCCAAACTTAAATCAGTGTCACGTGTATTTAATGTCAGGAACACAAGCGGAGTCACCGGACCAACTTCCGCAACAATCACTGAATCAGCCACGGGCAAACTGTATAAATCCGCAATCGTCAAATTATGCAGTTGGGTTAGACTGACATTATCTGATTGCGAAACGCAGGCCGCGTCGCTTACCCCTAAATTGTGAACTTGCGATAGTGTCACCGCATCCGCTTGACTTATGCAGCTTGCATCTTGAACAACCAATGACGAGCCATAGGAAAGCGTTACGTTGTCAGATTGACTTGTAACAAAGCAATCCGCAACGGTCAGCGTAATATCTTGCGTAAGGTCAAGCGCGTCTACTTGGCTTGTGCTGGCTGCGTCGCTTACCGTGATGTTGTGTATCTGAGTTAGCGTTACGTTGTCAGATTGGGTTGCGCACGAGGCATCTTGTATTACCAATATCCCCGGAGCCGCCAGAGTAACATTATCTGCCTGGGTCGTACTTGCCGCATCGTTGACGGTCAGGTTGTGGACTTGCGTTAGCGTTACATTATCCGCTTGCGTTGTGCTGGCCGCATCCTGCACAGTCAACAGGTAATCTTGCGAAAGCGTTACTGCATCAACCTGACTGGTTGAGCTGGCATCATCAACCGCCAAAACATGAGCCTGGGTTAGCGTTACATTGTCCGCTTGGCTCGTTGAGCTGGCATCCTGAACTACAAGAGAACCCGCCGCCGCAAGACTGACATTATCCGCTTGTGTTGTGCAAAAGGCATCACTCACAACCAGAACATGAACTTGAGTAAGCGTTACCGCGTCTGTCTGGCTCGTGCAGCTCGCATCATTGACGGTCAGATTGTGGACTTGCGAGATTGTGACGTTATCCGTCTGGCTCGTACTGCTGGCATCGTCAACCGTAATATTATGCAACTGAGTAAGCGTTACGTTATCCGTCTGGCTCGTACTGCTGGCGTCATTTACCGTCAAGTTGTGCAGTTGCGTAAGTGCTACCGCGTCTACCTGTGAAGTACAGGCAGCATCCGCAATGGTCAAATTATGTGCTTGCGTAAGTGCTACATTATCTGCTTGGCTTGTGCAGCTCGCATCCTGGACAGTTAGAACCGCCGCCGTCGATTTGGGTATCTGGAACTCGACCCAGGTTACCCGCGCCCGACTTCCTTCTCCCGACAAGCTGAACGCATCAACCTGACTGGTACAGCTCGCATCTGCGACAGTCAAGTTGTGTACCTGGGTCAGCGCGAATGTGTCAACCTGACTGGCAACGCTGGCATCTGCAATAGTTATGAGCGTATCTTGTACAATCGCAAACGTGTCTACCTGACTGGTAACACTTGCGTCCTGAACCGCCAGCGTATGATTTTGCACGAGTGCAAATGTGTCTGATTGGCTTGTCGAGCTGGCATCATTGACGGTTATATTGTGCAGTTGGGTAATATTGAAAGCGTCTGTTTGGCTTGTTGAGCTTGCATCCTGAATTGTGAGTGTTGGCACCGCCGGAGCCGCCGCCGTCATGGTCATATTGACAACGAGCCACAAATCCGATTGCGTTGTATTAAAGGCGGTTGTTACAGTGGCGGTTGCTGTCTCGATGCTGTAACCACTCATGGCAATCCATGAGCCCTCATCGCTGTTGTTCACCGTCGCATCTGCCCATGCACCCACGCCCGTGCCTGTTGAGTTAGCCTCTGATTGCGCGGATGCAATCACCAAGACAGGTTGATCCCCTGGCGTTATGTCATCGGTTGGGTCTACACTTGTGCCTGTCGCCGTTCCGCTCGTATCGTAGCTAATCGCATCGTCAGCGTGGAATAATACGCAGTATTAAACGCCGTTGTTACCGTCAGCGTCTTGCTTGTCCCGGCGGTTGGTTGTGTCAGACTGTATGCATAAGCACGACCCGCGGATGAATCAGTTCCGGTAGCCCTTCTGGTCAGCGCCTCATTCGCTCCGGCTGCGTCCCAAACTACACTAGAAACCCAATCATTTGTTGACCCGCGCTGACTGATAACAACCCCAATACCTCGATAAGTATTGCTAGGAATTGTCAGCCCGGTAATATTGACCGTGGTTGCTGCCTGGATCGTAAAGGTTGCGGTGTCAACGGTTATAGCCATTTAGACCTCTGTCGCCACCATACGCACAAATAAGCTGCCATAATTCGTAATACTATCTGCCTCTTCTGTTGATAGCGTCTGCTCTGCCGTGGTTATTGCCCCGATGCCGTTATGAGTCCATTCTGCAATCAACGTGCCTGGGCTGCCTTCGTCGGTGTACCCCTGGCGCAATTGCACAACCAGATTAATCGTGCCTGCTCCGTCCACCGCGTATCTGTACCGCAACACATGACCATCTGACCCAAGCGGGTCATTACCCGATTCAAGCGCCAATACCACCGGACTTGATGACGGTGTTTGTTCGCTCTGGATGTAATCGCTGTCATTAGCGGTCAAATCCTCGTTTACCGATTCATACAGGTTTGTTGACTGGTCTAACTCGTTTGTCCAGTTGCCAACATAAGAATCGGATGCGGGTGACAGGTGGATGTATTCAGTTAGTGTTACCGTGTCAGCCTGGGAGATACAAAACGCATCCGCTAAAATCAGATTGTGCAGTTGGGTAAGCACCACATTGTCGGATTGCGAAACGCATGAGGCATCAGCCATTACAAGGTTATGCAACTGGGTCAGTGTTGGCGTGTCAACCTGGGAAGTACAAAACGCATCCGCT